GTTCGCTATGCTATACATCATACTACTATACTACTACACTACTACTACTATACTACTATTCTTCTTTATCGCCTCCGTTTATTTCTTCTTTCTTATTAGTTAAGAACTTATACAGATGACTAATTACTACTGTTAAGTATACAGTTCCAATGAGTGTTAATAGTTCATTACTAATCATACCTTTAAAGACTGTCATACCTGCAACATAAACAGATAGGACAATTAATTCTACTGATATACGTTTTCTAACACTAGGTTTTAAAGTACCTGTGTCTATAAACTCTAGTGCTAAACTAAGTAACTGCATAAATACAACTAAGCCAATTGCTTTCAATGTTTCAATCATTTTCTTTCTTCTCCTTTATTATTAGTTTTCTATCTCGTATGTTTGTAATGTACCAGTATAACAGTAACCACCATATAGCCATTTACCGCTAGGAACTGAATCAAAAAATGTAGCTTGCCAACGTTTAGGAACGTATGAACTATAATTATCATCTCTGACTTTGTACAAGCTCATGTAGTTCCCTTTAGCTTTACATTGTAAGTAGTCTATTCCGTTCGGTTTAGGGTTGTATATGATAGTATTATTCCAATTCACATTATCAGGTATTTGTTTAATATCCTGATAGTATTTGATTGTAGGGTTGACAATTTGTGCAAAGTTCTCTACTTCTGCTTTACATTCAAACTCTTGTGTAACTGGGTTAAAGCCTCTTGTTTCAAACCCTTTATGTATATTGACCTTAAATGCTGAACAAAAAGCATAATCTTCGCTATAATAAAAACCAAAGTTTGCTGACACTTCACGCATTCCTTGTTTTCCCTCATAGAAAGTCCAATCATAATATTCTTCATCATGTAACCTGAATTCAGTCCCTAATGGTTCTGAACCCTCAAACAACATGATATTTTTTACTTTCCAAGAACTACCTTTTTTAGCTCTCCAGCGCAAGGAGCGCGAATTCATAGCAGGTAAAGTTGATTTAGTAGTAAATGTGAAAACACACTTATGCCAAAAAGTATCTTCGCCATTTATTCTTTTATTCCAACTCACGAAACCGTCAGGGCTATTTTCTGCTTGTTGGTAGGGTTTTCCATTAACGTAAACAGGTTTAGTTAAGTCAACAAAAACATTGGTTGAACCTGCTCCCATAAAAGTTTGCATGTCTCCCTTTATATAAGAATTTGTACGCTTCATGTCCCATTGCCAAGTATAGGTAGTATTAGGTTTTAAAATATTTAGTTGATTGAATTTGGTATAATCTTCTTCATTTTTAGTATCAGGACACTTAAAACCATAATATCCACTTTCATAAGTACCATAATCAAAAATATCTCCGCTATCCCCAAAATCTGTCCAAGTCCATTTTGTGAAGTATTCTCTAGTCCACAAATCTTTACCTTGATTAAAAGGGTCAACAAATACCCAGCCGCCCTTAAGCAAGTTTTTGTACCCTCCGCGTTTCATTGTAGGCACTTGCATAGTTTCTTTGAACATTTCCCAATAATCAGCTTTAGGAATATTAAACTCAATTTCCCTACGTCCTAAGCCTATAAGGTCTAATGGGTTATTTATATGTACCGTTTTGCCGTTTATTGTACTATCCATTATGTAGCCCTCTCATTCCATAACCGTCAATGATAAAATCTTGACCACTATAATTTAATTGTGTTGTTCCGTCTGTCCAACCTGTAATATTATTATTAATTTCGCACCTCATTAACGCACCTGCTTGAACCATTGTAATCTGTTTGGTTTGTGGACTTACACGCATTCCTGTCTTTGTAACGTTCCATTTAGGAAAATCAACGCTTGTCGCTTCGCTTTCAGCTGGCATATAAGGAGTAGCTTTATCTCCCTCTTCCCATTTATATCCTGCTGTCCATAAAATTGAACCTGAACCAGTACCAGTTATTTCGTATCTAGGGTGTAACGTGTCGCCTTTCTTCAAGTTTACGGTGAAAGAATCTCTTTTCCAGTCAAAATTATTTCCAATAAAAGCATCTTGCCAATCTCCTACCCATTTTCGAGTGCCGTTTATGTCCCACAAATCTACGTATCTACGTATGTTCGCATTATCTCCTGAACTTTTAATATAAGCCGAAAAGGTATAAACTCCGTCTTTTTGAAAAGTAATCGGCTTAAAAAGTCCCTGCCAAAGCCCATCTCTTTTTTTGACTTTCAAACCTTTATAAGTACCGTCATCTTGCCATTGGTCTATGTTTCCCCACCAACCGCTAAAGTCTTTAGTTCCCTGTAACAAGTTAAAGTTAGCGTTAAAACGATTAATAGAAACATTACTTAATACTTTAACTCTATATATTTTCATGTCTACGTCTATATAACCCTCTGCGTACATCTCTCCATTTTTAGAACTTTGCAAAGGGTCAGCATAAAACATTACGCAAAAGTCCATTTCTTCGTCATAATATAAGCCCATATAAACAGCTTTATTACTAAAGAAATCAATGTATTGCTTTTTGCTCAATGCTACTTGTATACTACTCTTACTAAAATTAATAAGCTCAATAGGGTTGTGTATCAACAACTCCTCAAAATTTAACCATGAAATCATTTATAAACCCTTTCTATTGTGCATAAGCCAGTCATAAAATCAACCGAACGAACGCCACACTCTCCATAAATCAAATTACTTACATTCGCTTTTTGCCCCCACCAAAATAGTTTGGTATTGTATGCAGTTGCATACATTTGAGGGTTAAACTTAACTTCGTTATATTTTATGACTGGAAACAGTTCTTCTACTCCTAACGTTATCGGTCTAGCGTTTGCAGGAAAATCAACGTAATTCTTATCTGTCATGATAACATTACCTTTCAATTCTCCATTTTTTGGTATAATACCCCAAGTTCTAGCGAAAGCAGTCGCACTCCCCGGAATGGTGAATTCTCCGCTTTTACTCCACGTTCCATTGCTTTGTTGTTGGAATAACCATGCCTTTTTTGTGTTATAGTTAGCAAAAAGAATTTGCGTTGGTACCGGTCTAGTTATTGAATTTTCGTATTCTCTAAACCAGTCCTCTACACTTCGCTCTGTTCTTAATACACCAGTCGCCCAAATACTTGTTGCACTAGAAACCCCTTTGAGTTTTTTAGTGTCCGTTTCATTTAGTTTTGGTTTATAAGGCGCTAAAACAACACCAGTAGGAAAAGACACACTTCCAGTCCATTCATTCATAGAACTATAACTTGTTTTTTCACTAATCCTACAATTCTCAATGTTATAACTTGCACGCATTTCATTCGCGTAGCTATCAAAGTTCCAATCAGACCAAAAAGAACCCATGTTATAACCTGTGTTAACCATTGCCGAACGAAGTAGTTCATCTACTCTGTAACGTTTATCAGCTTGTTGGTAATACCACCCCTCTATGATGTTACTTGCTATTTCTCCGAAAGTACAATCAATTGCAGTATTTGCGTCAGTAACGTATAACGGTTCTTGGTTATCTGCCCATGCCTTTGTATCGCTGTCAAAAGTTTGACGTTTATCTGTGAACTGTTCGGGATAAATGACGCTACCAGTCAAATCAAATATGCCCTTATTTCCGTTCAAAACATGAAATTTGAGCGTTCTACCTGCTTCGGTGTCATAAGTGTCTGAATCAATTCCAATCAATACACGTTGATTAAGGGGGCGACTATAACACCAAACAACTTCTTGTTTGCAAATTCCTCTTTCTTCTAGATAAAAGAATTCTTTACCGTTTTTAGAACCTGCCCAAATATAATCTTTATAATCGGTACTTTGTGGTGGTGTCCCCTCATAAGTCCCAGTAAATGGCGGTGTTCCGTCATCTGTGTTAGTTTTTTGATAGCCGTTAAACTCATCTCTATCCTCAACGAACGGAGTAACCTCTCCACCTTGTTCAATCTTAGGTAAATACACTTCAAATTGTACAAAATCGCTTGTTTGTGCTACTTCAAAGGCTATACCAAACTTTTCAACCGTTTCCGTACTAGGTAGCGTGTAAATTTCTTTTACATCTAAGTATTGATTAGGTTGAACTTGGTATGTACCTACAAGCTCATTTTTGGTACCGTATAGCAATTTTAACCGTACCTCTAGTATATTTATACCTGGATTGTATAAAGTGCCTGACAAGCCGTATTTTTGCCCTTTTGTTAGGTTAGGTGTTACAAAGTTAGGATAAAAATTAGGATGTTGTTTTCTTTCATAATCTGTACAAAAAGCAATACCGCTTATTTTATTCTCTCCTTGCGGTTTAGTGACAATAGAACCATAACTAAAAGGTCTATTCCAGTCGTCAGGACATTTTTTTCTTTGCCAACGCTTGCTTGTTTCTGAACCTGTCGTTCCGTCTAACAAATAGATGTGTTGTGGCAAAAATTGAATTGTTTCGATACTCTTCAAAGAACAACGTTGTACAATGTTCCAATTAGGTTTTTTAATTGTGAAATCTCTACCTGTGTTAGGATTCCAGCAATACGCTTTAAAAATAGTCATTCTATTGCTAAGCCCTCCACTAAGTCTACTAGTTCTTTTTCTGTGCTTACTTCGTCCACTTTTTGTTGTTTAAGTTTCACATTTGCGTCAATATAAACACCCTCGATTTCCATTAGTTTTAACAATGCTGAACGGTCTGGTAGTTTATTGACTTCTGTAACTGTTCGCCCTGTTTCTGTCTTACGTCCGTTTGCGTTGTTTTTGTATTGAATGACTGTTTTTGTTTCTTTTCCTCCAAAAGCTAGGGTTTTTAATGCCTCTAGCATTTTTTTATTTTCTTCTTCTGTCATAGCCATTAAATGAAATAGTCCTCACTTTCTTCGCTTTCTAAGAACCACCACATCAAGTTAATTAAAGCGTCTGCCAAATCAATCTTATCTGTGTAGCCTTTTTTAATAATACGCATTAGCCCAAAATCGTTTATTTTCGTTTCTGCGTTCATTAAATGAACCGCTAGTAACTTACTATCAAAATGTATTTTACCCTCCTCCATGAGCTTTTGAGTGGCTTCAAGGGTATTTGACAGCTTGAAACTGTTCTGCATTACTTTGTTATAAAATTCAATGTCATAAGTCTGCTCGAATTTATCAATGAAATTTTTGGAATAGTTAGGGTCATAGTTCAATGCAATCGGAACACTTCCGTTCATAGCACTCATAAAGGCGTCCCATGCTTCATCTGACATGTTATTTACACCCTCATGTGTTATTGTTTCCCCTAAGTGTTTAAACTTGTCTTCTGCGCTCTCCGGCATGATAGGAATAGCTTTAAAATAATAGTGTCCATTCTCTCTATACCCTATCACAGTACCCCAAACATCTCCACGAACTGAAAAGTCTGAACCAATAGCAACCAAACGACCCTCGAAGTCTAAAGGAGGTACTAAGCATTTGTCTACAATTTGTTTTGTAAAGATTGTAGTACTATCAGTCATTGATAAGTTAAAGCGTTTAGTGATAATCTTAGCCATTTTTACAGGGTTACCAATTGCCCCTATAAAGTCCTTTTGAATGTCCTCAAGTGTTAAGGTATAACCCAATGCTGGGTTTGCCTTAATGTACTTAGAACTGTCTTTTACTTCGTCATAATCGTCTAAGGCGTAATAGAATACCCAATGGCTGAAATCATCATCTTTTACCCATTCTTTCCAACTTTCTAGTTCATCGTCATAAGCACCGCCACGGATAACGTTGTTTGTGGTTGATATAAAAAGCGTCCCCTTGTTTTTTCTTAGCCCCTGTCTAATAGTGATAAGAGGGTTCTTTTTAAACGCTCCAAACTCATCTATAATTACAAGTTGTTCACGTCCACCGTCAAGCGTGTCCTCGTTACTAGCATAGATAGAAATCTCGGTCCCTTTGCTTTTTAGTATTGAATTATCTTTTACAATGATTTGCTCTTTGTTCAGCTTAAACTGATTTTTAAACTTATTTATGATAGTACCTTGACAGTTTCCCATAGCTCTGAAATGCTTCATCAAGATTTTTTCAGCTTGGTCCTTTTTGGTAGCCATTAAAGCTATAACACTATTAGGCTTAGGAAATAAAAAGAGTTCAATCAAGGCTATCATGACATCAAGAATTGACTTAGCATTGGAACGCCCTACAATAACAACGAACTCATCAATCTGATAAGGTGTGCAATACATTAAAGTAAGGACCGCCTTATGATATGGTATGATTTTAAAACGTTCATTATTAGGCAAAGTCATGAATTCCTCGATGAAGTTGAAAATTTTCTCTGCCTTGTTGTAGTCTATTTCATGCTCGATTTTAGCCACTTTCTTTTTTAGTAGCTTAATCATTTCGCCATTATCTTTATTTTGTCCTATCCAGTCTTGAATTAAACTCATTTTTATATTCTCCTTATATTAAACCCTCCGCTATAATTCTAGCATAGTCAATCAAGTCTCCACTTCGTTCCATTCCTTGGTGGCATTTATGGCAAAGAACTTCGGTAGGTACATTTATTACTTCTTTATCAAAGTCGTTTACCTCTAACATGTCATTGTTCCATTGTAGTGGTATAACGTGGTGGCATATTAAATGCTCCGTACTCCAACACTTTTCACAATGCCCTACCCTGTTTTTCTCTGCACGTGCTTTTCTTATCCACCTAGGGTCATTATATAGCTTGCTTTTAGTATAAATCAACGTTTATTCAATTTAACCCCATTTCTTTCCAGTTTGTTATAAATCTCTTTGGCAATTCTACGACCGTCCGCACTAGATTGTACATAGATTTTAATGTCTTGTTTAGAGTTGTCTTGTGTTCCAATGCTAGGTGTTGCTGTTGTTCCCTTGCTTGCACGTGCATAAGGCTGTACAGCGCCCACAGCTTTGTTTATTGATTCCCTACCGCCTGCAAAGAATTGTAAGTCTAATGGAATTTTACCATTACGAGAACCGAGGAGTTTTTGTCCTAGTCCTTGATTTTCTTTTATTCCTAGAGGGTCAATGTTACTTGTTAGCCAATGGAAATCACTGAAAGCGTCGCCCCATGTGCTGTTCTTTCTAAACCCTAAGGCTTTACCAAGTAAACCAGTGTTACCTCCGACTTGGCGTGAGGCGCTTAACAAGTTTTGAACGGCTCCATAAGCGTCATTAGCCCAGTTATAGAACCTTACAAGTTCATCAATACCGTTTCCAATTTTTGTCAGGAAACCTGAAATAGAAGTAAAGTTGATTTTATTAAAGAAATTAGTAACTGCGTCTTTAGCTTTGTTTACTGCGCCTTCCATTTCTTCGTTTGAAACTTTACCGTCTTTATTCTTGTCAATGATTTTAGTAACAGCTCCAACCGCTTGACCTGCCATTTTACCTAATTGACTGCCGACAATGCTAGACATCTGTGTGGCGTTATTACCTAGAGTAGACATGTCTAAACCTGTGTCTCCTAGACCTTTACGGAAACCGTCCAAGGCGCTTGTATTGAAACCATTGGAAATCATCTCTCTAATTTGTCCCCACGTGCTAGGACCATTTGACGCCAATTGCTCCCCTTTTTGTTGAAACAATTCCATGGCTCTGTTCATGACTTCTGTGCTGAAAACTCCGTCCTCCATTTTGTCTTTGAAGTTTTCCATAGTAACAGCACCGTCGCTAGTTGAACTCATGGCATTAACCAATGTACTTGTGAAGTCGTCTCCGAAAACGTTGGTAAAATCTTGTACACTCAATTGACCGTCTTTCAGCATACGTTTTACGCCACCAGTAGACACCTCAATACCTTTTAACGATGTTTGAGCTTTAGCCATTTTGCTTGCCCAGTTATCGCCAAACGTGTTAGCCAATAAGTCAGCTTCTACTTTACCTTTTTTCAAAGCGTCTGGCAATTGTTCGGCAGTCATTCCTACGTTTTGCATTTCGTTCGCTGCCTGAATCAACATATCGCGGAACTGCGCACCAAGTGCTGATTGCATCATTTGGTTAAAATCTTGAGCGTGTAACGTACCAGACCCCAACGCTTGAGCTAAACCATAAGTGAATTGTTTTTGTGTGTCCATTCCTAGACCCAAGCTATCCCCTACTGCATTGATAGCATTAACAGTCTTATAGGCTTCATCTCCGCTTATTTTCGTGTAACTAGAAATCGTAGCCCCTAATTCATTCAAGTCATTCTTTTGTGACTTTAGAAGTAAGTTACCTTTGTCAATATGAGCATTAAATTGTTCGTACCCTTTAGCTCCGTCTGCTAGTGTTGTGCTAAGTGTTTTCTGTGCTTGAACTTGTCTATCATACGTGTCCATTAGTGTGTTTGCGAACCCACTAGTCAAGTCAACAGCTTTTGAAATTCCACCACTTACAAGCCCAATAGCTGACGATATACCACTTACAACGTTACCAACTTTTGAGAACGTACCAAGTAACGAACCGCCTGCTGACTTCATCTTGTCAACTGCACCTGATAAGCCTGAACCTTTTTCTGAACCAATCTTAGAGAGTTCTGTGCTTAGTCTAGTTGCTTGCGTTTGAGCTTTTACTAACTGACTTTCTAATGCCTGCACTTGTTTTTGTGTAGCTCCTGACATCTTAGCGTTCGCAAGTGCTTTTGTTAAATTATCTACATTCTGTTTCGCAAGGTTTAAAGCTCTCTGCGTTTCTTTAATACCCTTGTCTTTCATAGTAACAGAACCAGTTATCTGCGCGTTCTTGTTCGTTTCTTTAGCTAGGCGACCAATATTATTGATTTCTCTTTGTGCTTCCCTAGCATTACTTAGAACGCCTTTAGTATCAAGTTCCGCCTGAATGACATACTTTTCTTTAGCCATTGTTTGTTATACTCCTTAACTTACGCTTAATGTTTTTAGTTTTGTCGTCCATTTCGTGAGTGGCTTTTACTAGCGTTTGCCCATATCTTTGGTGCAAGTGGCGGTCATGAAGCAATACGTTCAGCATTCTCCAACTTTCGTCTTTAGCTTTGAAGCCATTGACTACACCAATGTTTCCGCTTTTTAGTGAACCGTATGAACGTGTCACTTGCTTAGTGATTTTCTTAGTATCAAACTTAACAGGATAACGTGAGAAATCTCCACCCAATGAACTTTTATAACTGCGTTTTACTGTGTTCTGATTAGAGTTGAAACTATCAACCATTTCTAACCAGACTTTCTTAAGTTGTTTCTCTGTGAATTTTTCTAATCCTGTGACTTGCTTGGCGGTTGCCATAATTCTACCTCCACATGCTCCGCTTTGTTTAACTCGTCCGCGGTTGTTTTCTTCTTCTCTTTAGGTGTCAACGCTGAAATTAACTTAAGCGTCCACCCTAAAGGTCTATGGCTATATACTTCGTAGGGAACTCTGAAAGCAGTCATAGCACTAACAATTGCAAGTGTTGTAATTCTTGCGTCTTCCCTTATTTCTTCGTTGCTAGCGCTATTGCTTTTTTTGTTTCGTCTACCAATTGTTCCATAAGTTCAGCAACTGTGACAGGTAAAAGCCCACCAATTAAAGCACCAAGAATTTCATCAAGTGTATATTGTGGCGCGCAAGCCCAAAAGAATAACGCCAAACTGTGATAATCACGTTCGTTCAAATCTCCGAAGTAAATGCCATTATCTTCCATACGTTCTAACGCTTTAAAATCAAATTTAAAATCTTCTTTTTTCATTTTTCTGTTCTCCTTATAAATTAAAATAAAAGAGTGGGAACTATTAATTCCAAGCCCTCCACTCTTAAAAATTACGCCTTGATGTCAGTACTTGTGAGCGGTTTGAGTTCGTTGAACAACTTTTTAAATGCCAATGCTTTGCCACTTGTTCCAGTTGCTAGCTCTGTATCGGACACTTTGAATTTTACAAATAAGCGTTTTTTGTCCCCTAGTGTAAAATCTCCAGTTGTAACAGTTGCCTCATGTTCGTACTCTTTACCTGTTGGACTTTCTTCGTCAGCTTCTGCCGTGTCGCTTGGTGTGGTAGCCTGAACACTTGGATAGAATGTTGCTTTATACCCTGTTCCGTCATCGTCACGGTAACGCTCTGCATAAGCGAAGCCATAAGGTTTATAATTTGCTACGTCATCAGTCAAGAAACCTGAAACACTTCCAAACCCTAAAGCGTGAGTTGCAAAGTCGTCTGGCAAGTCATAAGATTTAACTTTAATTTGTGTATCTTTAGCACCTGCGATTGTACGATAAGGAGCGTTAAAACCTGCATAGAAGTTTTTGTTTTCTTGTTTGCTATCTGTTTCAATACCACGCAAGCCTGCGATTGGAATGCCTGCTTTTGACCCTGTAAGGTCTGTGAACACTACCCCATACCCTAAACCGTGGGTAAGTTCATTTTTTGATGTATATGCCATTTATTTTTTATCCTCCTACTTTTCCCAAACTTTAATAGCGCCGTCTTTTAGGAAACCACCGCAAACGGCAATAGTGCCATAAACTTGTACGCTATTTTTACGAACATCTTTAGTCACTTTAAACTGTGGCGTTAAGTCTCCTGCTAGAATTCCCTTATAAGGGTTGATAAGAATTTTATCAAAAGTATTTCCAACTTCTGTGTTATAGTGTTTAAAGCTCAATGTTTCAATTTTTGTTACTCCGTCCACAACTGGTGTGAAATCATTTTCTTTTACGAAAAGAATATCATCTCCTGACTGTGAAAACTTATCTGAACTTGCTTTCTGTTTAACAGCCCCAACAATTGAACTTGTCGCAATTGAGCTATGAATTCCAGCCCAAATTAAGTGGCTTTCAATTGTTTGGAATAAAGTATCTTGTACTGTTTGCAATGCACTTTGTACACCGTCAGCGGTCAAGTTACCTGAATCTGATAGATTGATACCAAAACCAAAGCCACGAGGTGTCAAGATTTTATAACTTGTTTCATTTACGCTTAACACGCTATCAGTTTGCCCTTGCTCTTTAGCTTCAGGGAACCCTGTCAAATTAACAGACTGCAATAAATCAGCCCCAACTTTAGGAATACGTGACAAGAGAGGGAACAAGTTGCCAACCCCCTCTGTATTAGTTACATTCTTAATTTGTTGGGTATAACGGTCTGTGATATTAAAATCAGCCATTATTTACCCCTTTCTTATACTCCTAAACCTTTTTTTGTAAGATAAGCCGAACGGTTTTTACCACGAATAGAACCACCCACAAGAGTTTCAGACAACCATTGTTCAACGTTATAACGGAGGTCAAAGTCGTTATAGTTTTCCATGTTCAAATCTCCGATAAGAACGTACTCATCGTGATTGTAAACTGCTACCTCGTCTTTAGGCATCCAGACGCGTGTTTCAAGATTAACGGCACCAAACGATTGAGCGATTTGTGCTTTTGTCGCAAGTTCGTTGAAACGAGAGTGACCGTCTGTTCCTTTAGCTTTTCGCAACTCTGCAAAAGTTTGTGGACTCATAACGATTGTGATAGCGTCAGACATTGAGCATTCAGCAACTGCGTCAGTGATACCCTCAAACAAGTCTGTGTACTCGATTTTTTTAGTCCAACCGTCAGTAGCAGTTTTCAAACCATAGAAACCATTTGAACCGTCAGCGGAACCAAGAATCATGTTGTATTCCACTTTTTGGATAACACGGTTTACCATTTCAGACATTACATATTCAGACAATGCACCTGAATCATTTACACCACGGACTGTTGCTTTATCCATTTGTAGGTATGCCTCTGCCATTTGTGGACGTAGTGAACGTTTTGAAGCAGTTTGAGCTTTGTTTTTGTCTGTACCTGCTTTGAAAGTACCTTGCAAGAAAGTATCATCTACACCGTCTTCTGCAAGTGTTAAACCTTGGAAACGTGCTTTCATAGCACCGTCATAAATACCTGACTTACGTGCATATTTAGAAGTGATAGACCCTAGAGAGTTTACAACGTTCAAATCTGCACCATTAGCAAATTCACGCAAGAAACCTTGTTCAGGCATTTCAGCCATTTTTGAACCAAGTTCACGCATAAATTTACGTTCTGCGTCTTCTGGTTTTTCGCTAGGAATTAAAGCCTCACGTTTTTTTTTAACTTCTTCGCGTTCTTTCTCAAGCTCTGTCACTTTAGCTTCAAGTTCTCGAACTTTTACACCTGCTTCGATTGCTTGTTTCATGATTTCTTGTGTTTCGTTTGCACCCATTTGTTCTTGTTCTCCTTTTTTTTCTTCTCGTACTTTTGTCACTTTAGCACCTTTATTGCTAGGTAACGGAGTTAGTGACACCTCCGTAATTGTAACATCTTTATAATAGCCTACTCCGTCAATTTCACGTGCTTTCATACCGTTAGCATTAAAGCCAACTGACAGCCCTGTTTCCTCAATCTTTTCAGCCGTGTATTGTTCTTCGTCAACGTAACCTGTCAAGATTACATTGTCCCCCTCAAGATGTACGAACCCTGAACCGATTTTTTCTCTATGACGGTTTAAGATATCTACTCCGTCGCCTGCGTTGGCAATGGACTCAATAACAGTACCGTGAGAATCAATCGTTCCCAAGGGGTTCGCTATCCCTCGAACTGCTTTTACTTTCAATATTTCCTCCCTTAGCCGTTGTTGATATATAAGCCACAAAATTCTCTTGATTGAAAATAATGTTCTTATCATGTTGTTTTAGTAACGGTAACACTTTTTGAATTGCGAACGCAATAATAGTAACTTCATTACTTTGTCCATATAACAACTCTCTAGGCATTCCATACTCACTTAACGCAATTTCAATTGCAAGGTTCGCGTCATTTTGTAGTGAACCGCTATAATCTGGCTGAATCTGTTTGATATCATCATCAGAACCAATAACTGATACACCATTGAATTCTCTGGCAAGTTGTTGTTGTTGCGTTAGACGTTCTCTTATTCTGTCCCAAACTTCCTTTAAACCGCTAGAGACTTTAGTTTTCCAATAGATTTTAATTTGGGCTTGTGAATCAAGACGTCTACCAATTCCATTACTAGCCATTCCAAACATAACGCCAAACCGTTGTGGGTTAGCACCATAGAACGGGTTCAATAACATTTCATAGTCATTTGTTCTTATAGTGACTTCCCTGCGGTTCGGTTCTCTGACTACGATATTAAACTGGTCTGCGCTTACTCTTTGAGCGTAATACTTAAAACCACCATACCAAACGCGATATACTTCTTTTCCTTGTAAAGCCCAATAAAATAGGTCTTCAAGTTTAGACGCTTCGGAATAATCAACATTGTCAAAATAGGAAACTAAGCCCAAGAGTTTACCCAATAACAAATCAGTCGTTGGGTCTTGGACCGTGAAAGTAGAAAAGCTCACATCTTCCGCACTGCGTGATAGATTAAATAAGCTCATTCACTCCTCCTTATTTGAACTCTCCTGTTTTCGCGTCAAATTTACGTCCAAACTCTGCTTCAATTTCTGTGATATACATTGTATCAATTGGTAGGTTAAGTTTACCAAACTCGTTTTTGTAATTGCGTAACATTCGAGGCGTCCGAACGTGGCGAACACTTACACCGTCAGAAACAAACCAATGTTTTTCTTTACCGCTGTTGTCTAGTCCTTTAATAAGGTACATTTTAATAATTCCTCCTGTTTGATTATTTTGATTTGAATTTCCAGTAACTTGTTTATTAAATAAGTCAAGTTCTGCCTGTCTGCGTCGTACTAAACCTTGTAAGACTTGACCGCCTGCATTACAATACTTCGGAATCATTGAAGCGACATAAGCGTGTGAGAACTCTGCCCAACCGTCAGCAATGAAAACATTACCACAATTATAAGCCAATGAAACTAAGGCGTCAAACTCATTTTGATTTGCTTTGCCTTTTACATAAGCGTCAACCATAGGTGCATACTTATTATTGATGTCAATCTCTAGCTGACTATCTGCTTGTGCTTGCGTCCATGTTGTTCCTGCTGTCACTCCATAATAACCCCAACCGATTGTGTACATTTGTTCCCACGGTACTGGTTTGTAAGCAGTCAAACGGCAACCCTCGAACTCTTTAATCAAATTCAAACCGTTTTGTGATACTTTGATGTTACCACCTCCATTTATTATTATTGTTTTTATAAGGGAACAACTAACCCAAACTTTCGCAATATGTCAAGATGTTATAAGCGTCTGCCATGTTATCATCTTTGCAATCAGAATCAACAAAACCTGTCTCCTTTAAAAGTTCTAGACTTTCTTTTTTGCGTTGTTCTCGTTTGCCTGAAATTAAATGATAAGCGCACCACTTAGAGTTATCAATAAAAGTATAGCCATTTACTAGACCGTCAATAGCACCGATGAAATAACCGTTACAATTAGCCAATGTAATACTGTGCTTTCTGTTTCTTCCCATGATAGGTGTTTCAATAGCCATATGATAATCTTTTAAATCAAACTCATCAATGATATCTTTAATTGCGTTTACAATGTCAAAGGTACGTTCCCACGCGTTTTTCTTTGCGTTGTATGCTTTAATAGAACCGACATATAGTTGACCGTCTTTTCTAAAGGCGTACCCTGTTCCCTCGTCTTTCTTACTAGCTGTGCTAAAGTCAATAGCTAAAATTTTTTTCATTTCTATCCTCTTAAATAGGGAGGCTATAAGAAGTCACGACTGCATAAACATCATCGCGTGTTTTGTCAATATTGATACCATAGTCAGTATTGTCAATAAACTCTAACACTTGTTTAAGCTCTACTTCATCATTGACCAAATAGATGTTTTTTTCTGCCATACTTTTTACCTCCCTCATTGATTATGCTATAATAATACCATAATCATTTTTAGTTATAACTTTTATTATACCTACAAAAGATTTAGATAGTTTACAATTTAATTAAATAATTTGTAACCAAAAAATAATATATTACTGACTATTCCCACGGTTGAGCTATTCTTCTATTTTTGACCATGATTTTTTTATTTGATTTTTAAAAAACGTATGTTATAATAATAAATATAAAAATTGAATACGTCTAAGGCTTGTCTGATGTCTTAGAAAGTGAGTATATGAAAACCGTACTGAATAAGGCGTGAGTAATGAATTAGGCAAAGCGGTAGCCCTGTGTGATGTCACTGAAAGCAAGTTTCAAACGCACCCCCAACATAGGCAAAGTTAAATAAGAAGTTACCGCTTGGGTGTTCATCATAGCCGAATTGATGTGAGGACTAATTGAGTTACTAGCGCTGACATATTGATTAGTTCAAGAGGGGGGGGTTAAAAACTGCGTTTGCGTGGATAGTTATACCCTTTAGTAAGGTAAACAAAAAGAAATATTTGATAACTTGAATTGTAACATGACTTGAGCTATAATTAAGTCATAGATAAAAAGAAAGAGGTAAATAAATATGTTCATCATTTATTGGATAATGTCAGCTATGTTTGGAATTATGACTAGTGTAGACGGTTCACTTTATGGAGTTTGGTTCTTATGTTGTTTAGGTTGCTTTATCTTAGGTTTAGTAAATCTATTAAAAGGAGGTTATTGATTGACAATTTTAATGGCTTTTGTTACTATAATTTTATCAGTTATTTTTATAGTTGACTTTTTACTTATAATCGCACTTTTTATTACACTATGGAGTTTTTTCAAATGACAATTAAAGACGACATCAAAGCAATTAACAAAGATATTCTAAAAGCAAAGAATTTCAAATGGCAAGTAAAACGCGCTAAATATTGGCTAGTTAGATTAAAAAACATCTACCCTGATTATGAATTTAAAACTTATTTTAAACCACTACGTGATAAAAATATCATTTTTATTGACTATAAAGTAAAAGAGGTTTATTAAAATGCAAGACTTGTTTGAACGTGTTATAACAGCATTGAAACAAAAAGGAAAAGTAAAAGAAATTAACGATTAACCGTTTTGTCTTTGACATTGCGGTTTTTCTTTTGTATAATTAAGTCATCAAGTTAAGAGAGGTTATCAAATGGATAAACTAGAAAGAGAAAATAAAGAACGTTGGGCTAGAAATCGTTTTGAGTTCATGGTTCGCGACGCTGAAAGAATTAAACGTTACTTAGATTGTGGCGAAATTAAAAAAGCCGAACAAAGTAGTAGATTTTTCAAAAGAAATATGTTAGAATTAAATAAACTTGAAAAGGAGTTAAACAAATGAAAATTGCACTCGAAACACTTAATAAAATAGTTGTAAGACTTCAACAAAAAGAACCAGTAACAGATGTTGAAAAAGATATGCTCCTAGGGCTTTTAAATAGCGTTTATAGCTATTATAAACAAATGGAAGATATTTCTATGCTAGATGTCTTAATCGTTCTATATGAGCGTTTAACAGGCGTTAAAGCGAACAAAAAAGAAGAATTGGAACGCTTCATCGAAAAGTTCACGGCAAAAGGGCTTGTTAAGTTATTGGACGACTTAGAACAAAAAGGAAAACGTCAAAAAGAAAGTAAAGTGGACGAAATGTTCATCAATGAAACAAGAATGTACTACAAAGTAGTGGCAAACAAAATCAAAGAAAGAGGTATCAAATAATGGCAATTGAGAAAGTTGTTTATCATTATGACGACGGAACAACAAGAGAATATCCGCCACGATTGACGGACTTGGAACAGTTGGAAGAATTCAAGAAGTCAAAGGCTGACATAACAGAAGTTTATGACTTCATGCAAGAACATCTAAGCAAGTTTGAGGCTAAACTGTCCCTATGCTTTAAGTATATGATTGACAACCTAGGAATGAAAGAACAACAAGCAAAAAACACTTTAGAATTTTGGTGTGATGAATGGGCGCTACAAAATGTTCACTTTATCTTGGAGGGTGGACAATGCCAAACGTGTGGCAAACAATGCAATGCTAAAAAATTATTCTGTTCGGAAGAATGTTACAAAGATTATATTGAAATGAAATATAATTGTAATTGACATAGTTAAAAAACTTCGATATAATTAAGTCATCAAGTTAAGAGAGGGAACAAAAATGATTAAAGTGATTTATTTCTTAAAGGACGGTTCAGGTGGTTGGACTTATGAAGTCAAAAAATTAAGAACCGCAGTAGAATGTATTAGAGAAGATATGGAAGAAACAACCACGATTGCATTAGCAGTTGTATTTGATGAAAGCAATACAAAAATTTTGGAGGTTAAAAGATAATGGCAAAAGAATATTACGCAAATAAATACGGTATTCAATTAGAAGAGTTTCTAATTTGGGGTAGTGAATGGGACTTAAAATTTTGGAAATATAACTTCACAACTGGGCAAGGTTTTGCTTTAACAAACGCTTTGAAATACTCTGTAAGGGCAGGAAAAAAGCCAAATGAACCGTTTGAGAAAGACATGGGTAAATATAACGATTATATTAACATGGCTGTCAAAATGAGCTTTGAACGGTCAGAAGCAGAGGAATGGGTAGCACTTCAAAAATCAATCTTTGAAGAGTTCAAAGGAAGAAAAGCAGAACTTGAAGAAATTAGAAGAAGAGAGGAAGTGAAACGTGTATAAATATTATGCTTTAAATCGTCATAAATTCTTATGGTTTAAAACTTTTGAGGATATGGCGAAACACTTCGGTGTTACTGAAAGTTATTTAAAATTATGGCTGAATAAAGACAAGCCTTTAAATGGTTGGTTTATTAAAGAGATAGATTATTTTGATTCTGAACTGGAACGACTTCAATAAATGGCGTGGAACTAGCTTAGAATATCATAAAATGCTAGGCGAACATAATTATACTAATGCACTAACGTTCTTTGAGTACGCTAGAAAGTATTTCAATGCAAAAGGTTTTCCACCTCCTGAAAAGAAAACAAAGACAGGTAGAAAAGGAAAATACACGCAAAAAGATAGCAAAGAACAATTAAAACAAATACAGGAATACATTGGAAGTATTAAATAATGGCATTAACAATTAAACAACTAATCGAAAAACTTGAACGATTAGAAGATAAAACAGGGGACGTATTTATCGAATTTCCAAGTGAATTTCTAAGCGTTGATACTGTATTACTAGACAATGAGGGCGACATCGCTTTAATTAATGAAATGGCTTCACATCATTGTGATTGTCAAAAATGTAAAACAAGTGAAACAGAACTTTAATAGCTTAGTAATTGACAAAAGAAAGCAAACACGGTATAATTAGTTATACAGTTAAGGAGGAATAAAAAAATGTTGACTTTACTTTTAACAATTCTATTTATTTGGCTTGTATTTAAAGCCTTTGAAAATGTAGCCGAAGAACTTGGAAGATATATCCGCGGTTTCTTTAAATGGCTATGGAAAATGTACCAAAAACATGTAAATAAAGGAACAAGCCTATAATGGAAAGCAAAGTTCTAAAATTAATCAATGAAATTAAAGTGCCAAAAAGCCAATATAACAGCTTTGGGAAGTACAATTTCCGAAACAATGAAGATATTCAAACAGCTTTGAAACCTCTGTTATTACAGTATGGACTAATGGAAAAAGCGGAAACAGAAATGTTTGAAATGAATGGCGAACTGATGTTGCATGTTCATATTGATATTTTTGACCCTGATAACCTTAATGACATCGCGAGTGGCGACGGTTGGGCAGTTATTGACATCAACAAAAAAGGAATGGATAAAGCTCAAGCGACTGGTGCTAGTCAATCATACGCTAGTAAATACGCTTATGGTCAAGCGTTGAAATTAGATGATACTAAAGACGCAGATAGCACAAACAAAGGGCAAAACGTAGTTACACAACCAAAAGCACGACCTAAAGCGAACTATCAATACAAGTTAAGTGACTTGAAAAAAATGGTAGCAAACAAAGAGATGTCAAGCGACCGTGCCAATGAGCTTTGCAAACAAGGAAAAGTAAATATGAATGCTTAATTCTTGACAAAAGAAAATAAATAGATTATAATTAAACTATCAAATAAAGAGAAGGAAACAAAAATGAAAATTATCGAAACTTTAAAAGTAAACGAAATTAACACAAAACAAGTTGAAACATCAAACGGAACTAAAAAAGTTCTATCGTTTAAAGCATACCCATTTGACCATTACATTGGCGGTATTTGGTTACCTGATAGCGTAAATTATGGCGACATCGTAACTGTATTTATTGACCAAATCAAAGCCGAAACAAAAGGCGACAAAACTTATTATAACGCTTCATACGCTAAAGTAACCCCAGAATTTAACTTAAACCGTGATAATGGTGGTAACGTATATGATGACCCACATGGAGGAATGGCTCCAAATACGGTTGACTTATTTGGTGGTGGTCCTACTGATGATATTCCTGATGACCAATTGCCGTTCTAAGGAATTCAGCCAATGGGATATGATTATGAAATGATACTAGATGAAGTAGACAAATTAAGTCTACAAGGGCGAGTAGAGGAAGCAAAGGAACTTGTTAGAGAACTTGTTCCTCCTCTGTTCGCTATTGACTTTACTAACTTAATGGAATTAATTGAAAGGAATACATACAAACTATGAAAATCGCTAAAGAAACATTAAATGCACTTAAAAACATGCCTATTATCACTTTGAACACTATCCACGATTTACTAGAAGTAAAACAGCATATTAACAACTATCAACGCAACACAAACAAAAAATACGGTCTAAACCTCGAAAAAAACGAAGTAATTAACCGTGAAGTGGCTGACATGATTATTATTAACACGTTAGGAAAGCTCAATATGTTGCCTGAACAATCTTATTTCTTGCGTTTGGTACGTAATACCGAAGCTAATAGCCATAAAGTTCGTAAGGCTGAAAAATTTGCTCAAAAAGCCAATTTAGTTGATAAAATCGTTGAAATATTTGAATTTATCAACGATACTTCTAGAATTTATTTTGATGAAACGAAACTATTCCACTTTATTAAAAAACAAAATGTACAAAACTTTGAATATTTTGGTATTAGTGGACGAGAAGAATGGTTCCTTAATCGTGTTAAATGGTTGTTAAGTACTTATAAAGGTGAACAAAATGATTAACTTACAAAATAAAAAATTAGACATCAAAGAGTTTCTCGAAGATTTAGGCTTTACCGTTAGTTTGGACTATGAAAGAGAACCAACTGGCGTGATGTTTGCTGAAATACACCCTATTGTTAGTCAAGTAAACAACAATTCAGCCATTTATCAGTCGTTTAGAACGCTTGAAATTGAGCTTATGGTTATTTGTACCGAAGAAACAGAAAACAGCTTATACAAGGCTGTACAACTCTTGAGCGATGAGCATTACATCTATGCCAATACAATCACAAACAACACAAATATTATAAAATTAAGAGGTAACTACTATGATTAATGACAATACATTGAACTTTATCCGTTTCTCAAGTGGTTTCAATAACTTAAAAAAAGAAGAACTTGAAACCTTTGCCGAAAATGAAATCTTTGAACTTAATGAGTATAACGCAAGTGAGGGAACACAAGGAAAATACTTCTATACTTTAGATGATGTCAACACAAACGGAACACTAAAAAGCTACATCATTGAATGCTTAAAACTTTCACTACAAACACGTTGGGGGAACAATTTAGAGTATCACATCGACCGTAAAACGAAATACTTAAACAAATTAACTGGAATGCAAGCGTAAGAAAGAAAGAGGAATAAAAAATGAAATTAAAAAAACAAATCGAACTACTTAACGACACTTTGAAATTACATGATAAAAAAGTAGACGAACATTTTCCAACAGATGAAAGTAAAGTACCTGCTTATGCTAAAGCCCAATACATTGATTTGTTTGCTATGCTTCAAGAAGTTGCTAAAGCATACGAGTTCTTAGCAATGTTTAAAAAAGCGCCTAAAAAAGCCCTAGAAATTCTTGTGACAAATCTAAATGAACATTCTGAAACGGTCAACGAAATCATGGAATATACTGATTATGAAAATTGGACTAAAGAAGACGAAGAACATTATACTGGTGTTTTCTACTATGACTTGCATAGAACAGTAGAGGAAACAGTTGAAGAAATGAAGGAGGTGTAAAAATGGAATTACAAAAACGAGAAAAACAAATGTTGGGACTTTATGCTTTTGCAAGTGGTCTATTATCAAAATCTGAACGAATTGAAGCACGTGAAGCAATTAACGAAGACTTGAACAATTTACTAGAGGAGGGAAAACTAAGCGAAGAAGAATATGACACTATGCACAAAGAATTTGATGAACTTGACAAATTACCATAAGGAGGTATAAAAATCATATTAGATTATATTAATTACGTTATAGCGTTTATCCTTTACAGTTGGTTATTATTCAAATCAGGAAAGAAACACGCTGAAAATAAAGATAAAATAAAACTAGTTGTAACTGGAAAACCTGAACAAGTTAAAGAAGCTCTAAAAATTATAAACGAACAAGAAATACTAAAATAGAAAGTGAGGAACTCTTCAATTACACGCCACTCAAATGAGTGGTTTTTTGTTTGGTTGTTGACGAGGTACGCCCTGCTATATAATACCCCTGTAAGCTCATAGATTGACTTGTATTGCATTTTAGATAATTTCTAGGATAAGGACAAGGAAT